GATCGACTCACGAACATGCAAAATGACCAACAAGAAAGAGATCGCCGGTCAGATCGCAGAGTATGGAGAGGACAGTGATTTCATCCGAGTACGAGTCAAAGGGCAATTCCCGCGAGCGGGATCAATGCAGTTCATCGCCAGCGATATCTGCGACACCTGTATGCTTCGGGACTCGCCCTACGAGTCATTCTTTCAGCTTCCTATCATTTTGGGCGTGGACGTTGCGCGCTTCGGCGAAGACAAGTCCGTCATTGCGGTCCGTCAAGGCCGCAAGATCATCACACTCATTCGCTTCCGTAATCTCGATACCATGCAGCTGGCTGCGAAGGTCGTTAATGCAGTTAAGGAATACTCGCCAGCCGCTACCTTTGTCGACGGCGTTGGGATTGGGGCTGGTGTGGTGGATCGTCTGCGTATGCTTGGTCACGATATTATTGAAGTGAACGCCGGCAACAAACCTGACGACGAAGAAACCTACTACAACAAACGCGTTGAAATGTGGGACCGGATGCGAATCCAAATGACCGAAGGCATGGACATTCCCAATGACGCGGATCTGCGGCAATCCCTGATCGGCATCGAGTACGGGTTCAACGACAAAGAGCAGATGCGGCTTGAGCGCAAGCAGGACATGAAAAAGCGCGGCCTGGACTCGCCTGACGATGGCGATGCGATCGCTTACACCTTCGCCGAGCACATCGGCGATATGACGCACAATTATTTCGAGCCGGAAGACGCGTTTGAACCGGAGTTCGTACACTGATGCCGAAGGGAACGAAGGTTCACAAGTGCTACGACAGGCTCCGCAGTGAAGGTGCGAGCGCCGGCAAGGCCGCACGGATCTGTCAGTCGTCAACCGGACAATCGTTGCAGACCGGCAAACGCACCCACGGTAAATGGAAGAAAAAGAAATGAGAATCCTAATTCCAAACGGCCGCGGACGGGATCTGACGCAAGTCACCGGAGATTTCAACCAGATCGAAACGTATGACGATATGGATACCCGGAAAGCCAAGCTCGAAATGTGGATGGCAAAGAAGGTCGGCACAGCGGTTCACGAAAAATATCGTGGCCGGCAATGGAAGATCATGGTCAACCTAGAAGGCGAAATGCTGGTCGTTGCCTGCGATTCGATTTCAAATTACAAGGGCTACCATATCCACATGGGTGGTCGTAATATCCACGAACTGCAAGAGGAAGCAATCAAGGGAGCAGGCGAGATTCTTGAGCGGCATAATCTGGCGCGCAGCAAGCATTTCAATCCTGACAAATTCGAAGATTTACCGCGTGATCGCTTCGACAACGTAATCGCGACTGACAGCAGAGCGGTGCCAAGCAATGCCTAGCGACCAAAATCAAGGCAATTACAACCCGGAGTACATGGAAACTGCGCCGGCAGACAATCGCGAAGGTAATCGCGATTTCGAATTCGAGGAAAATCCCGCGCACCCGACTTCTCCTTCAGCCCCTCCCCGCCCTCAAGATCGTGGTGATCCCTACTCCCGATTGCCACAGGATCTACCACCAGGGGAAACCCCGTCAAGTTCGAGCGCCGGCTCGCGAGAAATGATGAATGGCGGCGGCGGTCCGGATTCATCCGATGCCGAAGGCGAAACAATGTCGTTCGTCGGCACGGAAGGCTGGCTGATCTCGAAAGCGCACGAAATCTACACCACATCGACTGATTATCTCGACGCCAACATCACGAACATTTGGGAAATCAATCTGGCGCATTTCAACAACGAACATGCGCCGGCGACGAAATTTAGGACGCAAAATTGGAAACGATCTCGGGTTTTCCGTCCTAAAACTCGATCAATGACAAAAGGGTCAGAGGCCGCGCTCACTCAAGCGATGTTCTCGACCACCGATGTGGTGGACATTCAGCCGGAAGACGAGATAGATCCCAAACAAATCGCGTCGGCGGCAGTCAACAAAGAGATATTGCAGTATCGGCTGGACCGGAAGATGCCGTGGTATCAGACTGTCATCGGCGCGTTTCAATCAACGAAGGTCTATGGTCTGACGATCTCATTCCAGTATTGGGATTATCACGAAGACACCGATATCGTGCCGGAGATTGGCCTCGATGGCGGGATGCTCATGGATGAAGAAGGTTTTGCGCTCGGCCGTGAGCAGACTATGGTTCGGCGCGACGACTTGCGCTGCGATCTGGTGGCGCCAGAGAATTTCAGATTCGATCCGATGTGCGACTGGCGCGATCCCGCGAACTCATCGCCTTACCTTCTCTACATGATGCCGGTGTATGCCGTTACTGCACTGGAAAACATGGAGAAGATCGACAACAAGACCGGGCAACCGGTCTGGAAAAGACACGCCCTGGGCGATCTGTTAGCGACCCGGCGTAAGAACTACGACCGGACGCGTCAGGCGCGTGAAGGCCGTGATCGGATCGACCCGGCCGACGAGCAGCACGGCAATTCGTACACGATGCTGTGGGCGCACATGAACATCGTCAATATCAATGGCGAGGACATGCTGTATTGGACGATGGGAACCGAGCTTCTTCTCACCGATCCTATCCCACTCAATCAGGCATTCCCGCATCTACAGCGCGGTGAGCGGCCGTTTACAGTCGGCTTCTCCACCATCGAAGCATTCCGAAATTATCCTGCCGGCGACGTAGAACAAGCCAGCGGGCTGCAGCAAGAGATTAACCTTGTTGCGAATCAGCGCCTCGATAACGTCAAACTGGTACTCAACAAAAGATACTATGTGAAACGTGGATCCCAAGTTGACCTCGATGCGTTGATTCGCAATGTTTCCGGTGGCGGCGTGATGATGAACGATCCTGAAAAGGACGTTAAAACCATCGACACGCGTGATGTGACCGGTTCGTCTTATCAAGAGCAAGATCGCCTTTCGGTCGAACTCGATGAGTTGGTCGGCACGTTCTCGCAAACGTCGGTTCAGTCCAATCAAAATCTCAATGAAACAGTCGGCGGCATGGAAGCTATGCAATCTGGTGCTGGCGCTGTGCAAGATTACGGTCTGCGGATCTTCTTTGAGACTTGGGCTGAACCGACACTGCGCCAGCTCGTCCGCTTGATCCAGTATTACGAGACTGATCAAACCATCCTCTCGTTAGCACAAAAGAAGGCCGATCTCTGGCAACGATTTGGCATTGACGAGATAACTGACGAACTGCTGCGGCAAGAACTGACCGTGCGAGTCAATGTAGGCATGGGAAATACCGATCCGCAGCGCCGGGTCGAAAAACTCATGTTCGCCGTGAAGAATGCTGCCGGCCTGCCGAAGATGGCAGAGCGCATGAAGTCCGACGAAATTGCCGACGAGATCTTCGGCACTCTCGGATACAAGAATGCGATCAGGTTCTTCCGCAACGACGCGGAACAACAAGCCTACGAGAAGGAAAACCCGCCATCGCCGCCGCCTGAAATCGTGTTGCAGCAGGAAGAACTCAAGATGCACACGAAGGACAACGAAGCGCGGCATCAGCGCGAGGTGATGAAGCTCGAAATGGAAGCTCAGACACGCTTTGCCAAACTGGCGCTCGAGAAAAATTTGAAGTTCAACGATATGATGCAGCAGCTTGGCCTCGCTCAGAAGAAGGACGCTACTGCTGCTGAACAAGCCCAACGGAAAGACGCTATGGCCGAACGGAAGGATGCTACTGCGGCTGAAATTGCCTTTAGGCAAGACAGAACCAACCGACAAGGCAAGGCGTTGGACAACGTAGTCCATCTGAAAGAAATGCAATTACGCCGCGACACCGGGGCGGGAGTTTAGGAGAACAGAATGGCTGATCGTTTTTTAATCGTTACCAAACGCAAGGTGATCGACACACCGGGAGTACCGGCAGATCCGGGGCCACCGGCTGTGCCGGCAGTACCCGAGGTTTCACATTTGGAACTCAATCAGGTTTACATCGAAGATTCGCCGACACAGGTCGCTCGCAATCTCGAATTGCCTATTCCGGATATGGATGCGTACCACCTGAGTTTTAGTGGGCCGGATCTGAATGCGTCAATTCAACCAGTGACCGTCAAGGGTGGCGCGCGAGCGCCGGGTACTGGTCGGGAAGTTGTTGAAATAGAAGCTGGCGGCGGTGTCGTCGGATCAGCGGAGGTGGATATCTAATGGCAGGTTTAATTCCAAGAGGCAACAGTGGCAGGAGTGGTGGCTACGGAGGTTCTGGTGGCGGCGGTGGACGAATAATGGGTAGTCGCGGTGGTCGCCGCAGTCGTGGTGCCAGTACGTTAGCGGCCCGGACTGATGACGATACAGAACTGCAAGCGTTTCCCGATGGAACATCGGGCGGTCCCGTTCCTCAACGCGGTGGTGGTCCGGGTCGTCGCGGTAATCGCGGTGGCGGTGCTCCCCCTGGTGGTGGTGCTGGTCGCGGTGGTGGCCCGGGTCGTGGTCCCGGTGGTCGCGGCGCGATGGCTGGCGGTCCCGCTCCTTCTCCTGGTGGCACGGGTGGTGGTGCCGGTGGTCCCGGTGGTCGTCGTAGCGGCGGTAGTCGTACCGGCAGTATCGGCAGCTCTGGTACTGGCGGTGGTGTTGCCAGTGTTTCGGCTGCTCCTACTCCCGGTGGTGGAGCTGGCGGCGGCAGTGGCGGCCAATCTGGTCACAATCCGTATTAGACAGGGAGAAAGTAAATGACCTATCACAAAATTAAAAGCGGCGGTGGTTCGCTCGCACCGACTACAGTCGGCAGTCGAAAACCTGAAATATTCGAACCGTTGCGCGGCCTCACGTTGCCGTCAATAGAGAAAATGAGCAAAAGGGAAATACGTTCGGCAAGAAAGCAAACCAAAGCCGAGCACAAAGCCGCATTCGACGCCGGCCAGATGAAAACGGCTAACGAACTCAACAAACGGATGAAACAACTGAAGTCATACGCATAGGAGAAGGTGAAATGGCTGACCCGACACAGCTGGAAGGAATTAC